TATGCAGAAGTTGATAAAATCAGAGCTGCTAAAGCAAAGAGATCTGCTAAAAAAGAAAAGAATTTAGCAAGCAATATGAAGAAGGAAGATGTAGAACATACCCTCTTAACATTCAACGAGTTAAATCGTTATGGTAAAGAGACTGGTAAGGCAACTGGTTCACTCAATAAAAAGGAGGGCTCACCTGTAAAAAAGGGTGGTAACCGCAAGGATCTTGCACTCATTGCGGTTAGGAATATGATTCGTAGAGAAACAGGTAAACCAGAAGGACAGCAGAAGAAAGAGAAAGGAAAGAAACCACCAAAGGCAGGTGAGTATGGTGCTCGTAGATCTCCAAAACAGATTGTACAGAACCGACGTGCTCAAAAGAAAGCTGCTGACGATTCTATGAGGGACACACGTGGCACATAACGAAGACTGGAAACCTGAGATAGAACATATCAAGGGTTCCGACTTACTAAAGAAAAAGAAGAAGAAGGTGGATCTACCACCTCATCTTCGCTTGTCTGCTATGAAGAAAGCATTTGCTCATACCAATGAGGAGAATGCTCTAGAGAAACGTGCGAAAGAAAATGAAAAGGCTAGGAAATGGTTGAAGAAAGATGCTAAGAAGAGTGGGTACACTGACATAGCATTAAGAGCATCCATGTCTAAAGGTGCTGGTGTTAGTGAGGAAGCCGACAAGAAGAGGCACCCACGAGACCAAAAAGAATTAGACAAAGCACAAGCATACATCAAGAAGAATCCAAAGTTCGGATTGAAATCAGAAGGTGTTGGTAAAGAACTTAAGAAAGGTTTCAAACGCCATAAAGATGCAGTAGAAAAGAAGAAAATAAAGGACAGAAAGGCAGTGCCCTATGCAGCATTAGCAGCAGGACATACACCAGAGGGTACTCCTTTATCAGAAGCTCAAAGCTACAAAGAATTCATGAAGGATAAAGAGCAAGCTAAGGCAAGGCTTGACAAAAAGATCTCTAATCGAAAAGAAAAGGATAAGTTATTTGTTGATATAAAAAAGAAAGGTATTAAATTTTATGATAAGAAAGGGTCGGGAAGACTCCAAGGTGGTAGAAAAATATACGACTAGGCTATATAAGGTAGTTGCATATAATTAATGACACTTTCAAAAGAAGTAGTCCTTGAAGCACTAAGATGTTGTAGGGATGTATATCCTAACGAAAAAGATTTCTTAGTTAGTAGGAAGGTAGAAGGTCATACTATTTTAGCTGTAGAAGGAACTAATGAGACTACTGACTGGGTAACCAATCTGAAGTTTTTGATTAAGAGAGACGATTGCCATAGAGGATTTAAGAACAATGCTAATAGGACACTAGCAGAACTAGTGGTTGCCTATGAGGGATTGGATCCTAAAAGAAAATTAGTAATAGCAGGTCACTCATTAGGTGGTGCTACTGCTACATTGATTGCAGATCTCTTATGGGAATCTGGCAATAAGAATGTGGCATTGGTTACTGCTGGTTCTCCAAGACCAGGTGGACGTAGGTTAAGAAATAGACTTAAAGATCTTGAGCATGTTCGTTTTGTGCATGGTGATGATATTGTTCCTAGTACACCACCATACTTAGCAGGATATGTACACACACATCCAGTTACTAGATTGAAAGATGCGAAAGACACCAAATTTGATGGTGTTGCCGATCATAATATAGGTGACTATGTTATTGCAGCAGAGAAATATTACGCAGATAAGAAAGTAACTCTATGAAAAAGTTAATAGCAGTAATGACTGCTTTGATGCTAGTGCCTTCCACGACACTAGCATCTTCTATTAGACCAGGCTCTAATATAAAACGACCAGCACCTAAAGGACCAGTTTGTCTTGTTGAAGAGAAGTGGGAAAAATGTGAGGTAGTAATAGATGAGACAGGTGTAACACACCCAATAGGTAAGGTTACTAATGTAGTTCAATGGACTACCGAAGAAGAAAAATTTGAAGTGGGAGGAGCAATCGTTGGTGGTGTTGCTGGCACAGGTGTAGGATTTGCTGCTGGATTGGGTAGTTGTGCTATCGTAGGACCATTCTGTTTGATTACAGCACCAGCAATAATGCAAACTGGTACAATGGCAGGAGCAGGTGTGGGTGGTAAACGTTTTGGAAAGTTCTTTACTGTCATTGGTGATGATGCCAATGGTAATAGATTGATTCAAGAGTTCCGACACCCCTCCAAGAAACTAACTAAGATTGCAGAGAGACAACTACTAGATACAACTAAATTAGCAGAGGGTGAAACAAGAAAATGAGTTTAGTATTTCTGATGGTCAAACCTCTTCTCCTTATGTTAGTAAGGAAAGTATTCAAAAAGCAGATGAAACAATTTGCTGTTGATATGTTAGAAGAGTATGCAAAGACCACTGATAATGATGTGGATGATGCACTTGTACTAAGGGTTAAAAATGCAATGAAATTGGGGGCTGTTTGAACCCATAATTCTTATAAATAATCACAGGTAATAAAGCAATTGTAGGAGTATAAACATGGCACTTTGGGGAGTCACGGATGCTAATGAGGCGAAGCCTAAGTGGGCTGTACAGGGTGGTGCTGTAGACCCCTCAAACATTTTCGCTACAGCAGAAGGTTGGGTTCTTAGACACTATAAGAAAGGAGATCAGACTGAGTACTGGGATGAAGTTCTAGTTGCAGTTGATGGTCTTGTAGGTGCTGGTGGCCGTGGTACTGATACACTCGGTAATGCAGATATCTCTGCTGTATTCTTTGAGGGTACAACATATGCTGCTGGAGCAACTGGAACCGTTGTTGTTATATACAACGAGAAGGTAGATGTTACTGCTGGTGCAACACTAGTTGTTACTAACACAACTGATAGTGCTTCTATCACTGCTACATATGCTAGGGGAACAGGTACAAACCGTGCTGAGTTTGACTTTACTGCTGCAGCAGCAGACAAGGTACACACAATCGGTGCTCAAACAATCTCTGGAACAATCAAGGACGCTGGTACAAACACAGCATCCGATAAGGTATTCGTTCTAGGTGATACTATTGGTGCAGGTGGATCTGGTTCTACTAAGACAATCACTACAACATCTTAAATAATAAATGAAATTTGACGAACTGAACGAAGATACATTCATTCTGTTCGCCATTAAGCATTATGAAAATCCTCAGGCCGCAACCAAAGAGGATTTTGATGAAGATCTTAAGCGATTTAAATACCTCAAACGACTACTTAAACGTTACGTTAGGGGTGGAGCATTAAGAACTCATTTGATCATTAATCATCTAATCATCCTATATAATGTCTTTGGTGAAGCAGCAACCCCTTTACTCTTCTTCAAGTTAGAGCGAGAGTATTGGGGTATTTTAAAAACTGTACTTCTTTATCTTAATAAATATCCTGTAGGGATGCTTCCAGAACTGGAAGAAGATCCTGATGTTCTAGAATCTCTCGACTCAGTATGAACGAAGAAATGATGACAACTGGTACTGCTGGAGGAGCAGGCTTTAGCCATAGTGCTGCAGCCACTGGTCCTAATGCAGGAATAGATCCTATCATGAAATTTCGTAAGAAAGTTCAGAAGAGAAAGAAGAAGATTAAAGAGGACAATGAAATTGATAGACCTATCACCGTGAATCGTGTTAACCCTGCACCTAGATCTAGGTTGCTACAATATAAATGTAATTTACCTGGTGTTGGTGAGACTGTAGTCTATGCCAGTTCACCAGCAGAACTAAGTCAGAAACTTAGGTTACTTATTAATCCTCGTTACAGAGGTGACATAAAAATAGAAAGAATAATGCCAGCAGAGGCAGGTAAATTTTTCATGAACAAGAGGAATAGTCACATGCGTAACGTACAAGAGGCTGATGATAAGTCAGCACAACAAGCAATAGTTCAACAGAAGACTGCTCTCGAAAAGAAGAAAGTCATGATGAAGAAACAAGCACTACAGAAACAACTCCAGAATAAGGTTCAAGACCTTAAGAAGAAAGCAAGAGTTGGTGGTGTGAAAGGAGAATCAGACAGTTAGTCATGACTGAGCAATTAAATACAGCTCTGTTAGAGAGGTTAGAGAGAGTAGTCACTAGCCTCCAAGAGAACTCAGTAAAAATGGGGCAACTTCTTGCTGTCCATAATGAGAAGTTAGACAAGCAAGAGAAAATCGATGGTGTACTATTTGAAAAGGTGGACAGTGTTCATCGAGAGGTAAACCGTCAAGCAATCGATATAAAGAAAGGATGTGAAAGAGATATACGCAAGGTTGATGACCGCCTTAGAGTCATGGAGAAGAAGATGTGGACTATTTTTGGTGGTCTTACTATTGTATCTTTCATCGTTAGTCCAATCGGACAGAAAACATTAAGAAACTTGACAGATGGTCCAACAGCTAGTATGATAGGGACTCCTCAAGTCTCTCAAGTTGTCTGAGTTTGTAGACAATCACTATGTGAGTTTGTTATCTGGTAGACTGGATAAGTTTATCAAGAAGAAAGCAGACCTTTATAACTTCCGTTGTCCTTACTGTGGTGATTCACAGAAGCATAAGAACAAAGCACGGGGGTATTTTTTTCGTGTGAAGACAGACTTGGTATTCAAATGCCATAACTGTGGAGTAGGGAGAACCCTACCAAACTTCTTGAAAGACCAGGCACCAGATCTACATGATGAGTACATCATGGAGAGATATAAGAAGGGTACAACTGGTAAAGGATCTTATGTCCCGAAACCAAAATTTGAGAAGCCAGTGTTTAAGAAGCATGGCAATCTGGAAATTATTTCCAGTCTAAATATTGAACACGTTGCTTCTAGGTACATCAATAAGCGAGGGTTAAACCCCTCGTTATTTTATTATGTTGATGAGTTTTGTACTTGGGTTAATACTCAGAAGCCCACCTTCACACACATAACTAAGGATCATCCAAGGATTATCATCCCCTTTATTGATAAGGACGGTGAGTGGTTCGGATTCCAAGGTCGTGCGTTAAATCCAAAGGACAAGTTACGTTATATAACTGTCATGTTGGATGAAAACAAACCCAAAATCTATGGACTCGATAGAATTGACACCAACAAAACAATCTACATCGTTGAAGGACCGTTTGATTCCACACTCTTGGACAATTCCCTTGCGATGGCTGGGTCTGACGTTGATAGTAGGACGTTTGGTTGGGGCAATTATATTTGGGTTTATGATAACGAACCTCGTAACAGAGAAATCGTTAACAGAATCTCCAAGTCCATTGACAGAGGAGAGAAGGTAGTGATATGGCCAAATGATATACAGGAAAAGGACATAAATGACATGGTAATAGCTGGACATGACGTTCAGTCTCTGGTAGAATTAAACACATACCAAGGGCTAGAAGCACAAGTTAAATTAACCGAATGGAAAAAGGTATGACACCAACGGAAACGGAAATTAAAGTTGTTAAGAGAGATGGTGAGACCACTCAACTTAACCTCGATAAGATTCATAAGATGGTAGAGCATGCATGCAAAGGGCTTGCAGGTGTATCCGAATCACAAGTGGAAATGAATGCCAACCTTCAATTGTTTGATGGCATCACTACACAAGACATTCAAGAGATATTAATAAGGTCTGCGAATGACCTCATCTCTTTAGAGAATCCAAACTATCAGTTTGTTGCTGCTAGACTATTACTGTTTGGTTTACGCAAAGCAGTATACAATGGACACCCTGATGGTCGTCCTATTCTTAAGGAACATGTAGAATCATGTGTAAGTAAGGGTGTATATGATGCTACTATACTAGATAAGTATAGTGAACAAGAATGGGAGATTTTAAACAGTTATATCGACCACGATAGAGACTACCTATTCACATATGCAGGGATAAGACAGGTTACTGATAAGTATTTGGTACAGGACAGGAGTACTGGAGAGATCTATGAGACTCCTCAGTTTATGTACATGTTAATTGCTGTAACATTGTTCCAAAATGACGACAAATTCTATAGACTAGAGTATATTAAAAAGTATTATGACGCAATCTCAAAGCACCGAATCAACATCCCAACGCCAATCATGGCTGGGGTCAGATCACCCATTCGTCAATTTGCATCTTGTGTTCTGGTTGATGCTGATGACACCCTCGATAGTATCTTTAGCAGTGATATGGCTATTGGCAAATATGTCGCACAAAGGGCTGGTATTGGCATTAACGCAGGCCGAATCAGGGGCCTCAACAGCAAGATCAGGGGTGGAGAAGTTCAACACACAGGTGTTGTACCCTTCCTTAAAAAATTTGAAAGCACCGTTAGATGCTGTACTCAAAACGGGATTAGAGGAGGATCAGCCACTGTCCATTTTCCTATCTGGCATCAAGAAATTACAGACATCTTGGTCCTCAAAAACAACAAAGGAACAGAAGACAACAGAGTCAGAAAGCTCGACTACTCCATCCAGTTAAGTAAGTTATTCTATGAGCGATTTATCCAGAACCTATCTATTACTTTGTTCAGCCCTCATGATGTCCCTGGGTTGTATGACGCTTTTGGTAGCGATTCCTTTGACGAACTCTATCTTAAATACGAGTCCGACGAATCAATCCCTAGAAAAACCATTGGAGCACAAGAACTCATACTAGATCTCTTAAAGGAGAGGGCAGAGACAGGTCGTATATACTTGATGAACATTGACCATTGTAACTCACACTCATCTTTTAAAGACAAGGTGAGTATGAGTAACTTGTGTCAAGAGATTACTTTACCTACTAAACCATTACAACATATTGATGACCCAGAAGGAGAGATTGCTCTTTGTATTCTCTCTGCGGTCAATGTAGGTAAGGTAAAATCTGATAAGGAATTGGAAGATCTTTGTGATCTATCCGTTCGTGGACTAGAAGAATTAATTGACTATCAGAATTATCCTGTCATTGCAGCAGAGATCGCTACAAAGGCACGTAGA